GAATGGTGTTAATGCCAGAGCCTACTGAATTACAACATAAGGAATCTGGTGTAGTTAATTGGCAAGGAGCTATTAGTGAAGAATTTCCACCGTTGGTGGTGGATTTCTTAAAAAATAAGGAAGTGCGGTCAAAATTACTTACAAAAAAAGCGTTGATGAATTTTGTGGCCAGTATTAAGCATTGTCAGTTGAGTGATGGTGAATACTGCCATAAAGAATTAACAATTACTCCGCACTTAGACGGTTTTATTAGAACTTGTTGGCACCATGATACAGAAATGCGCAAGGGAAACTACGATGCAGAAAAAGCATCGTTGGTGGTGGAACAAAATATAGAGCAAGCAATCATTGCAAAAATCCAAGTGGATTTAAAGCATGCCCGCCCTTTAACGGAATCAGATTTAGTACTGTATTGTTTTAAGAATGGACTTCAACGTTTATTAAGTGATGTGTTATTAAGAAAGGTTTTTAGTGTTAAAAATTACGAACGAGACAATAAAGAAAGTTCTACTCGTTTTGAAGATCCTCTTATTTATCACATGGACCGTTTAGATAAAGCTATTTTAAATTTAAAAGCTGATGATGATCCTCCACTTCAATATATGGCAAGACCAAAGCCACAATATATCCGTTCTGAAAAATGGTTACGTTGGGTAAAAACTCAGCCTTGTGTATGTTGTGGTAAACAAGCAGATGATCCACATCATTTAATTGGCCATGGTAATGGTGTGATGGGAAGTAAAGCAGATGATTTGGATTGTATTCCGCTTTGCCGAATTCATCACAATGAATTACATCAAAATGTAAAAGCCTTTGAAGAAAAGTATGGTTCACAAATAGAGCTTTGGCATAAGTTCTTTTTATACTCCATCAAGATTGGTGCATTAGTGATTGATTAATAGTTTAACAATCAAAAGTGCGGTCTTTTTTAAAGTGAGATTTCTATGACAACGATAACACTTGAACTACCATTCCCACCTTCGGTTAATACTTACTGGCGCAGAGTAAATGGGAAAACATTAATTAGCGCAAAAGGACGTGCTTATGCTGCACAGGTTGCGTGGATGACTAGACGCTCAGCAAGATTTCCAGCGGGTATTCGTGCTGCAGTGGTGGTGGAAGCATTTATGCCGGATAGAAGAATGCGTGATTTGGATAATCTTTTTAAATCATTATTAGATGCGTTAGTGAAAGCTGGCGTGTTGGTGGACGATAGTGTTATTGATGATTTGCGAATTGTACGCAAATGTGTAGTCAAGGGTGGAAAGGTTTTAGTGTCGATTAGTGAGGTGGTAAATGACTTATAGCGTTGAGCGAATTTTAGAAAAATGGGGTAGTTGTTGGGGGCGTGACAGAATTGGCACAGAATATCCAAGCACAACAATCTCAATCCCAGTGCTACCGACAGCAAGAAAGGCCTACATTAAGTTTTTAACCGATGATGAGTGTTTAAAAGTAGAGACTCAAATAATTAACCTACACGATGACAACTTATTGCAATATCAAATAGTAATGGGCTTATACGTACAACAAGCAAGCGAGAGAGAGATTTGCAATGCTCTTAACATCTCACCAGCTAAAATGTACAGAGAACGTGCGCAAGGTATTAGATTTTTAAAAGGCGCTTTTGTCGCTGCTAAAATAAAATTTATGTTTTTAGGATAATAAAAATGGCGCAATCAAAGCGCCATTTTTATTTATGCTAGTTTTTTAATAATCTCTTCAATTTTTAACTGTCTCGCTTTTAATAGCGAGATAATATCAAACCAGACACCAGTAGGGATTTTACGCTCACCAGAAATCCAAGCGCGCATACGTCTTGGGCTAGATAAATTAAGATCTCTAGATAAAGCAGTTTGCCATTGATCGCCATATAGAGCATTGCCTACTACAGCTAACTCGTTAGCACCATAGTTTGCTACATTATCTGTTATCTTGGCGTAATGATAGTAACCTAACCAAAAAGCACCTTGAGCGTCAAACTCCATTTTGTCTTTAGGGTCGGTTAAATCGCTCGGGATTTTATCCATTAGGCGCATAACCTCATCTTGGTTACCTGTATTGATAATATCTCCGCGCTGACTCATTAAGCCAATCCCTTTAGCCGGGAATCTGATAATGGTATTTTGTACATTGACTGGCACATCAACCCCATAAACGCAGCGGACAAGCTGACCTACAGTATACATGATTTCTTTGTAATTCATTTTTTGAGTCTCCAATAGAGTAAGATTAACCCCACTTAATTTAGTGGGGTATTGATTTATTAAGCGATGATTAATTGTTCTTGTTCGGTTATAGTTAAGCTATTGATTAGCGCTTTACGTCTTTTTTCGATTTGGTTAGCTCGTTTTACAATTAAACTTGCTATACGTTGCATCTTGTCAGCAACTTCTGGTTTTTGGTCGCAGGCTTGTTGGTATGCTATCGCAACTGCAAAAAATCCGTTTTTATCATCAACCACAATATTTAATTGTTGGTTTAAGTTATCATACGCATCTTGCAATTTAGTTGTAATCCAATCTGCTGATGGGGTTAGGTGGTTTAGTTGTTGGTTTAAGTTTTTCATAATCGCCTCCTTTAGGCTTATTAGTTAGCGGCTCCATAGCCATCTCTTGTTTAGATGAGCCTATTATAAGGCTCAAGAATGGTTATGTCAATATCTTTTTTAAAAAAAATTAAAAATTTTTTAATTTATTTTTTGAATTATTTTGTTGACAGCTTGCAAGTAAAATTGTAGTATATAGTATAAGTTGCGGTTTTAGCGCATAGCAAACGCAATAAGTAAATTTTATAGCCCTGATCGGAAACGGTCGGGGTTTTTTATTATCCAAACACCAAGCTCACACAATAAACGTGAGCTTTTTTATTGCCCCGCAAACAAACAGCGAGGTGGAGTATGAGAATGTTAAAAGACGCAGGGAATCAAAGTATTTTTTGGTCTGGCTTTGGCGCATTCTGGGCGATGTATTCATTCCAAGAATGGCTGGCTATTTTTGGTTTAATCATCGGTTTAATCAGTGGTCTCGTTAATATGTACGCCAAATGCCAAGAGGGCAAAGCAAGAGAAAACGAAGAGCGCAGAGCAGAAGAAATACACAAGGCAAGGATGAAACGATTAGAGCGGGGGCTTGATGATGGTGTTGGGGAAGACTAGAAAGGCACTAGGCGCTTGCTCTGTTGTTGCAGTTATTGGGATTATGTACTCTCAATTTGGCAGCGAATTAAGATTAAGCCCAGCTGGAGCGGAAATAATCGGTAACGCAGAGGGTTGTATGGCAACTCCATATAAATGCCCCGCTGATGTGTTAACTGTTGGTATTGGCTCAACAGAATACTCAGGACAAAAGATAGAGCCTGGCAAGAAATACACAAATGAAGAAATCGCATACCGATGGAAAAACGATATTAAACTTGCCGAATCGTGCGTTGATAGATACGCCAATGGCAGAACATTACCACAATCTGTGTTTGATGCTATGGTATCTGTTACGTTTAATAACGGATGCGGTAATCTCAAAAACTCAACAATGTTTCGTTTAATGCGGAGTGGTAAGTATATTGACGGATGCAATCAGCTTTCTCGTTGGGTTTATGCTGACGGGCGAAAGTTACAAGGCTTAATTAAACGCAGAGAAAAGGAAAGAGCGTTATGTTTAGCAGATTTAAAATCTACGCAATAGCAATCATCGCATTAACCATTTTGGGCTTGTGCGGTTGGATTTGGCACCAATCAAAGAATATAGATGAGTTAAGAGCCGAAAACCAAGTGCAAGCCCAAACCATTAAAAGCCAAGAGCAAGTCAATCAATCGCTAAAAGATACGATTGAGGCAGAGCGCCAAGCGGTGGAACAGCAGAGAGTTATTAACGATGAGATTAAACAAACAACACAAGACAAAGTGCAAGTTGTCAGAAAGATTATTAAATCACAGCCTTGTTATAACACTCGCATCTATGACGATGCTATTGAGCGGTTGCACTAACAAAGTAACAACAAAGACGGAGTATATCTATCCGCCTCAAGCTTTCTTGACGCCTTGTGTAAAAACTCCATTTACCGGCAGTACATACGGTGAGGCGGTAGAACACTTAATCATAGTGCAAGGTGAGCGTGATATGTGTGCTAGCCAAATTACAAACATTAATAAGTGGATTAATCAAACTAAGGCCGCCAAATAAAGTGCGGTCTTTTTTTATTTAAAAGGCTTGATTTTAAAGATTAAAAGGTACTCCTGAGGGGATACCCCTTTCCACGGGGTTTCGGGCGCGCGGTTTTCGACAGTTTTTTGACATCTTAGGCATCATCATCTTTTTCCTTTTTTGGGCATTTTAACGGTCTCGGCTATGGATAATTTATACGACTTAAAACTCAATATAAATCAGATCGCCGAACTGGTCGGAATGCATCGGCAAACCGTGTCACAAAGGCTTGCAGGACTAACGCCAGCTATTGGCAGTAATTCCAAATTAAAGCTCTATGCACTATCTGATTTAATCAAAATCGGGCTTGCCGAAAAAATGACGGCAGATGTTGATAGCTTGTCACCTGTTGAGAGACGGGCATTTTGGCAGGCGGAAAATGAAAGACTTAAATATGAGCGAGACACAGGGGAATTAGTACTGGCGTTTGAAGTTGCTCAAGAGATGAGCTTTTTAGCAAAATCAGTAGTGCAGCCACTTGATACATTGCCAGATATTTTAGAGCGTGATTGTGGATTAAATCCATCGCAATTAATCCGTGTAATGCAGGTAATTGATGATATTAAATTGCAAATGTCATCGCGCATACAGGCTGGCGATAATAAATCAG